GAGGTGCCGCCCGGTGTTCATCCATCGGTGCTGGGCGCGGTGTTCCGCACCAAGCAGTTCAAGCGGGTTGGCTATACCGAGGCCGCCCATCCCCAGGCGCACGCCCGTGTGGTGCGCGTCTATTCCCTGGCCACCAACAAGGAGTAATTCATGGCAGGCAAACTAACAGACGACAGAGAGATTAGCGCGAGCCGGCTGCCCGGCTTGATGGGCTTCAGCAAGTACAGCAACCCCAACGATGAGCTGCAGTTCAGCATCAACGCCATCGATGGCAAGGAGCGCCCTGACATCGGCAATGAGGCCATGGCCTGGGGCAACACCCTGGAGCCGGTGATCCTGGCCGAGGCCGCCAAGCGACTTGGCATCGAGCAGTTCGACACCCAGATCGGCCAGGCTTACACGCATGAGGCGGTGCCGCTGTCATGCAGCCTGGACGGTGTTGGCCACGGCACCGGGCAGGAGATCTTCAGCGACCCAGACAAGGGTCTGTATGTCGTTGGCCAGGACTCCATTGTTCTCGACGGGCCCGGCGTGCTTGAGGCAAAGGTCACCAAGGCCATGCCCGAGGAGACCCCACACCTGGCGCGTGGCCCGATCCAGTTGCAGGGCCAGATGCTGGTGACCGGCCACCGCTGGGGCGCTGTGTGCGTGCTGTACCAGGGCATCGAGATTCGGGTGTTCCTTTTCGCGCCGCACCACGAAACCCAGAAGGCAATCGTCAAAGCGGTGATGGCCTTCGATCAGAAACTCAAAACCTACCGCGAGACCGGGGCCATCGATTGGTATCCACCCGCGAGCAGCAAGGAGTTGGATCGGATCTACCCCATGGCCGCCGAGAAGGAAGAGGTCGAGCTGCCATCCAATGTCGGGGATCTGGCCAAGGGCATCCTGGAGAACAAGGCCGCGATCAGGGCAGCCGAGGCCAGCATTGATGCCGCCGAGTTGCTGATCAAGCAGCACCTGGGGCAGGCCGAGCGTGGCCGGGCCGGGCAGTACCTGATCAACTGGCCCATGCGCAACTACAAAGCTGCAGCAGAACGGCTGGTGCCGGCCAAGCCAGCATACTCGGTGCGCCAGGGCACACTGTCGATCAAAGAGCTGCAGCCATGAACGGCAAGATCCCAGACATGGACAGATTGACAGCAGCCCATTGCCGTGCCGTGGATGCGCTGCGGCATCACATCCCAAAGTGCAGCGAGCAGGATGCTGATGAGATCGTCACCACCATCGTCGCCCTCGTTTTTGAAACCCTAAAGCAATACTTAATTGGAGAAAAAAATGCAGCTAACAACCACTAACCGGGGCTTTGCCCCAGCCACCATCACTGAGGCAATTCAGTTCTCTGACATGCTGGCCAGCTCCAGCATGGTGCCCAAGGCCTACCAGGGCAAGCCCCAGGACATCCTGGTCTGCGTTCAATGGGGCTATGAGATGGGGCTGGCACCCATGCAAGCGCTGCAGAACATCGCCGTCATCAACGGCAAGCCCAGCGTGTACGGTGACGCGGCCATGGCCCTGGTGCAGGCCAGCAGCGTCTGCGAGGATGTCGAGGAATACTTTGAAGGCGAGGGCACGCCCAACCCGGTGGCCGTCTGCGTGGCCAAGCGCAAGGGGCGCAAGCCAGTGACCGCCAAGTTCAGCGTCGAGGATGCCAAGCGTGCCGGCCTATGGGGCAAGCAGGGGCCGTGGCAGGCATACCCCAAGCGGATGATGCAGATGCGAGCTCGCGGGTTTGCACTGCGCGATGCATTCCCGGATGTGCTCAAGGGGTTGATCACCGCCGAGGAAGCGCAAGATTATCCTGCCGAGATAAACCATGGTAATTCGGCAAAGATCACTACAAAACCAGCCAACCCGCTGGACATGGTGGCCATACCTGATTCGACCACCGACCGGGCGGTCATCGAGGCCGCGATGGCCGACACCGTAGATCCTGACCCAGTGCTTGTGGCACTCGATGAGGCCAGCACCATTGCTGACAAGATGGTCGAGCGCTTTGAGGTGGTGGATATCCCTGAAGTGACAGAGCCTGCCCAGGTGATTGGCTATCCGCTGCTGGTGCCGGGCAAGACAGACCCGTTCTCAGTCCACCAGAGCCTGGAGGAATGGCAGGATGCCTATGAGGATCTGGCCGACAAGACCGCCAAGGCAGGCAAGCGGCCGGCACGCGAGCGCATGACGCTGATCAAGGAACTGCGCGAGGTCAATGAGCCCACGCTGCAGCGCGTCGATATGGTTAAGCGGATCAGGCACACCGCCGCCTACAGCAAGCGGATCAATGCGCTGGGAGCGGCGGCGCAGTAGATAGGAACAGGGCACGCTCGCCCTTCCTACGTCTGACAAGGCCGGGGAGCTCTTTGCCCCCGGCCTTTGTCCACATGAGGAAAGCATCAGCCGCGGCGTCCCACTCCTCGCGCTGGATCTTCATGCGGATGGTTGAGCGCTGGAAGTTGCCCAGGCCTACATTGAAGCTGAAGCTGACACAAGCATCGAACCGACTTTGATGGCCAGCAAGATTAGGAGCGAGTCGTAGTACACCTCGCTCAAAGTTCTCAAGGTCTTTAGCAAGTATTGCATTGACTTCATCCATGCTTAGGGTGCGATCCCAGCCAGGCGGTAAGGGCAGGTTCTTGCGCTCCTCCATCGGCACCCGGATGTGGGTCTGGTCAATGACATGGCCCACACCAACCGTCCAGATCAGCGCCGGGCAGCGGTATGGTTTGACCCGCACGCCCTCGTCGTGCTTGATCATGGCAATGGCCCGGTCGGATGTTTTCATTTGCCGAATGCGCGGCCGCCGAAGTGGAAGGCGATTATGCTGGCAAACAGCGTGGCGGTCTCTGCATCCCAGAGCATGTCTGACAGGGTTGCAAAGTCTACCCCCCGCTCCCATCCATACCAGAACAGGCCAGCATCAATGAACACCAGCAGGAAGAAGAATCCGTAGGTGATCACAGGCCGCACGCTGGCACGCAGGTTCTTCATCCAAGTGCTGGTGCCCTCGTTGAGGCTCATGTCGTGCGCGTAGATCGCCTGCATCTCAGCCTGCTGCGCCTGGATTAGAGTCTGCTGCTGCTGCATCTCAGCGTTGGCCTGTATCTGATCTAGCCTGATCTCCTCGACCCTGGCCTGGGCGGCATAGCCGCGCTCCAGCATCTGCAGCTCACGCTCGGTCTGCATCTTGGCCAGCTCCAGCTCATGCTTCTTGTCGGACTTGTCCTGAAAGAAGTCCAAGATTTTGGGCAGGCCACCCATCAGGAACGAAACAACCGTCGAGAGAAGGGTCAGCATAGTCAGACTCCAAAGTAAGCAAAGGCCATTAGGGCAGCACCAACAGATCCAACTGCCACGCTGGCCCAAAACAACGGCATGGTCACGGCCAGGATGGCCGCGGTCGAGAGCACAATACCGATCTGCAAAGCTGACCCGGCAAAAGTGAAGTAGGGGCTGCGCTGCTTGGCATGGTCGCGCTCCTCTTCAAGGGCATGCGCATGCGCCATGATGTCTTCCATGTCCATCTTCATCCTGGCGGCAGCGTCTGCGCGGCCAGCTACGTCATAGACCACAGAGCGCACGTTCTTGGCCTGATACCAAGCCCACAGGTTGTTTGATTGAATGGTGTTGGTCAACACTTTGGAGCTGTTGCTGTTGCCAAGCATAGTATTGACGGCCAACAGCGCAGCAAAAATAGTCACCGTAATGGCGGCGCGTTTCTTGATGATGACTTCAAGTTCTGATCGAGTCATATTGCCTGCATCACGGCCCAGATGGTCACTGCGATAGCAAAGCCGCCAACGGCCAGGCCGATGAGGATAGCGATCATCTCTTCAATCTCAGCTTGCTTGCGCTGCTTGGCTTCCTTCTTGCGCCGCGCCTCGTGGGCAGCATCAATGTCCATTTGCTTTGCTCTGGCCGTGATTCTGGCCCAGACGTCCATCTTGTTGCTCTGGAAAAAGAGCATCTTGATCTGCTCTTCGAACTCCCTTGCCGACTCCAGCGCCATCTCTAGCTCAAGCGCTTTGCCCAGTGATGATCCCTTGAAGCCGCCAGCCTTGGCCTGCTTGACCACCTCGATGGCCTGCTCCTTGGCGTCGAAATACTTACCCAACACCGGCCCGAGCGAGGCCACATCGTCAACGGTCTTCGAGACTTTCTTGACAAGCTGAACTGCCGAGGAGATGGCAGCAAGAGCGGTTACTGGATCGATCATTTCTTTTCGCGCCACTCAAGACAAAACACTTTCCTGTCGTAAACGTCACCTGTCCAGGCCCACCTCACGCATTCGTACTTCTTTTCTGGCGGCTGCTGCGTCTGCTGCAAGAGACTCGGTGCAATCTCTATAGGCTCGGCAGCGGCCTGCTCAATCATTTTGCAATCCAGATCGCCGCAAAGATAGTCCCGGCCATGCTCACCAGCATGATGCCTGCGGTCTTCATCATGATGCCCTCGATGCGCTTGAGCCTGGCATTGATCTGCTCATACCTGATCGCGCAGACTTCTTCATGCGTAGATAGGCGTGCATCAGTCGCGTCAACAGTAGCCATCACCAAGGTACTCCTGCTGCGCTCACAGGGTTCTTCTGCGCGGCGATGTTCTGTGCCAGTGCGGCCTCGGTGGCAGCTTTGTCCACGCCGCTTTGCCAGCACCACCCAAGCACCTGATCTTGAGTCAGGGATGCGTAGGGCGTTGTCGGCTGGCCCTCTGACCATGAGCAGGTAGCGTAGATGCTGGCGCTGTAGTCGCCGTCCACAGCAGTGGCTTGCCAATGAGCGGTGGTCACGAAACCGTCAGAGGTGCGGCGGTCAAGCTGAGAGATTGTCCAAGTGATGGTGGTCATGATTTACGCTCCTTTAAGGGTGGGTTGCTTTGTATGCATCGAACTCGGCTTTGAGTTCTTGGATTGCCGCCGTGAGGGTTGCCACCAAGAACGATGTGTCGATGCCTTGGGGCTTGATGCTGCCGTCTTCGTTCACAGCATCTTTCTCACCCGTAACCGCATCAGGGCAAACCTCTTGCAGTTCATGGGCTATAAAGCCCTGACCATCTGAGCCGTCTGACTTCCACTTGTAGGTGCAGGGTTTTAGAGCGGCAACTTTAGCCAACGCCCCCGTCATCGGCTGGATGTTTTCTTTTAGGCGGTAATCGGAGGATGTGTTGTACGCGACTGCTGTGGTGCCGCTTTGGGTGATTGAGCCGATTTGTCCGCCGTTGTACCCAAAACCAATGAAACCGTCTCCATTCCCATTCAACG